CTTTATTAGTAAGCTAAAACCTTTATTTATTAAGGGTTTTAGCTTTTTTTATTACTCACCTACCCGAAAAGTACCCAAAATTAATTTTTTTATATTATTTTACGTTTTCCAATAGACAAAAAGAACAAACGTTCGTATAATGTTTTGTAAGGAGATGATATAGTGAAGTCGAATTATGTAGGAACTGTTAAAAAAATCAGAGTATTAAAAATGTATCCAAATTTGCTAGTTAGGTTCTCTTTAGTAACACATGATGAAACTATCAATTGTATCGCTTCAAAAAAAATTATAGCTCACAAACTACTCATGATATCAGATGGAACTGAACTAGCGGTCTATGGTCATGAGAGCAAGAAGCGCCAACTTGTAATAGATAAATTATCTATACGTAAATCTTTAATCACAATATAAAACCAGATGCTTGCATAATAAGCATCTGGTTATTTCTATTGAATTATCCATAAATTAATTTATCAATGCTTGCGGTAGCAAGCCATACAAATCCATCTGGAAATTGCACTTTTGATAAAGGCTTTCCTTCGTGACTAACTGTTTGTACGATGATGCCTAAAGAGCTAGGTTGAAAAGCAAAATAATCTCCATTTTTCAATATTTGATCTTTTGTATTTTCACCAGTTCCTGGATCAATTTTATCAATATAAGCTACATTAATTCCATTGTCGGTCCAATCAAAATCTGAAAAACCTGCCAGAACATTATTTTTAACTTGCCAGAGTCCATTAACAAATTGTAAATCGTCTACTCTATATCCGTAACGGCGCTTAGGTTTTGGAGGAACTGGAGGAGCGGGTGTTGGATTACTTTTGGGATTAGCGTATTTGTCCCACATGCTTCTATCACCAAAGAATACGTTTAAATCTAATCGACCATTCCAGCCAGGCAATTGACCATTTGACGTATATTGATACATTGAAATAAAATTCCAATAAGGGACTGATGGCGGAGTAGGTTGGGAATATCCTTGTGGATTATTTGCTCCGTAATCAGCTAACCACAAACCATAATCAGCTTTGGCAATAGAGCTAAAATTATATGATTGTAAAACATTGGTATAAGTATAAAACATAGGTTTTACCCCTGTTTTACTTTGAACATAATCTAACCAACGTTTAGCCCAAGCAACGTCTCCTTTATTAGTACTTTCCCAGTCTAAAACCAAGACAGCCTTACCGATATAACCTTTAATATTTTTTAAAAAGAACTCAGCTTCTTGTTCTGCTGTCCCTTCAAGTCCTACCTCATTCGCAAAATGATATACAGCTACTTTTTTCCCACTGCTAATTGCTTGTTGGAATGCTCTATCACAGTCAGGATTTATATATCCTGTTCCTCCTGTAGCTTTAACTATAACAAAATCTGCAGGGACACCTTCTTTACCTACGTTAATATTTGATTGCCAACTAGAAATATCAATTCCGTTCAATGTCATTTTTATCATCTCCTATAAAATTTTTTAATGTTTGATGTAATCCTGTACTTGCTAATCCGCTTAACGCACCATAAACTGCACTTTCTAATGTAAATTCATGATTATATACAAATCCCAGAATTGCTCCAGTAACTGCTAAAATCAAAGGAATATAACCATTCAAATTATTAGCTAAAAATGTTGTGTTTTTTATTACATAGCCAATGATTAGGCAAGCCAACACTACAATCGGAAATAACATAGTTTCATTTAACCCCATAGTTTACAACTCCTTCTCTATAGTTTTAATACGATCTGACAAATCGCCATGTCCTCGCCACAAACTTTTAGTTTGCTGCTCTAAACTAGTTATACGAGTATCTATAACATGTTGATCGTCTGTTAACTGTTCAATTAAATCGTTCATTTTTTCAATGGTTTTATTTAAACTCTTAATCGCTTCAGTATTACTTTTGAAGGAATAGTAATTTTTAAATAAAAAAGTTATTATTCCTGCGAAAAAACTGACTGATGCTATAATTTCACCTACTGACAAGTCATTCACCTTCTTCCAAAGGCGTGCCTGTTATTTCTTCATATTCTTCTTTACTAATTCTCTGATATTCAACCATTTTTTTTACGTCTAAATTTGTCATTCCCTGATTCTCATATACTGTTAAAATATCAGGGTATTTAGGATAATCAAAATTTACTTCTGTTAAATTAGAAATGTTAGAAAATTTATGTGATAGATATGCAAAAGTCAATAACGTGTTTCCTTCAAAACTTGTTTCACTTTGATTAGTAAGATCATTTAAATCATCAGGATAATGAATTAATTCACCATTACGCAATCCCCAGTTCAAATAATCTCTTGGCTCTTCGGTTACTTCAATTTCAATATAATTTTCCTTAGCAGTAAGAGAATAGTCCGTAAGCATTTGATTTTCGTCCATTGTAATCCATATTTTTATCTTATCCACGTTGCACTCCCCCCAAACTCTACATCATCATTTTGAAGTCCATAAACTCGAATCATGATTCGACCAGATGTTTCTATTTGTAATGCGGCATATTTATTTATTTGAATAGTATTACCTATATTTATTGTTAAAGGTACTTTAATAATCATATTAACTGGTCTATAACTTGTTTCTGCTTTTGTCAAGACCTCATGCCATCCGTTGGCTTTCCCTTTTTTAAATATTCCTTCCACATTACATGTAACAACTGTATTTGATCTTTGAATATGGATAGTGATTCCATTATAAGAAATATGTTGTCCTACAGCGTTGAAAGCTGTTTTATCAATCTTTTTATTCAAATCATTTGTATGTTGTGTTTTAGTTACTAAATTGCTTATATCAGGTGTATCACCTTTCGGTCCCTGAGGTCCAGTTGGTCCAGGATCTCCCTTTTCACCTTGTGGTCCTTGTTGCCCGATTTCTTTCCATGTAGTCCAAGATCCTGGGCTTCCTTGTTTAGTTCTCATTTGCCACTTTCCATTATAACTATATAGCTGTGTAACTGTTCCGTTTGTGGCAAACACAACCAAATCTCCATAGATTGCATTGGGAGGCATATTCTCCCCAGATGGTTTCCATACGCTATACATGCCAGGTTCAACGAAATCATTCCAATTTTGGGTCAGGACATCTGTATTTCTCACAACAAATAATCCTTTTTCAGCCTCTTTTCTCTTAATGAAATCACTAACGTCAGGTGTATCTCCCTTCGGACCTTGTGGGCCTGTATCGCCTTTTTCGCCTTGTGGTCCAGGATCCCCTTTGTCTCCTTTTGGTCCTTTAAAATCTACAAAGCTTTTTTTATCAAAGGATAAAACATGTGCACTATTGTTTGGCAATATATACGCAACACATTCTTCAGCAGCTTCTATAGCTGGTAGTTCATCTACACGTTCAAATGAACAAATACTTACATCTGATTCACATGGACCAAATCCTATATTGCCACAATCAGAACAAAAGCTTCTAACCCTCATCATCAATAGCCCCTTTCATCATATCGCTAAAGCAAGAAGCACATTCGGTAATGGGTACTCCTGTAAATTGAGTGATTTTTTTGATGAAATAAGCATTTTTTTCAATACATATTTGATAAAGTAAACGATCGTTATCGCTTGCTTGCCAAGCTTCAAAAGCTGTATACATTGCCATTGCAGCGTGTTTAACTATACACCATTGTTCCTTATCACCCTTACCTTCAAATAAATCAAACAGCGTACGCATATCTTGTCGACGTTGTTCAGTAACTTCAAACAGTTCTTCTTTCAAATTTTTTAATACGTCAATCTGCTCATTAACCCGATTGAAATCATTAGTATCTATTAAACCGTTATCCATTTCAGATTGCCTTTTTTCAACCAATGTTTTTAAATGTAGTTCTATAGAAGCTGTTTGAACCATGCTTCTAATTAAATCTTCTGCTAACCCTTCACTCGCTTGTTTATTTTCTGCCATTGTAGCTACCCCCTAATTTCTATGTGAAAACTTGAAAAATTCTGCAACAGTTGCTTTGAACACTCCATTGCCATATATTTTTATTTCTTTTAACCCACTCGACAAAATAACGTTTTGTTGCCATGGCTGTAAATGTGGCAATATACCTAAAAGATTATAATGCAATAATCCATCGTCACTTTTAGGAAAGACGCCATTACCATCTATCCAATTTGATGGATACTCTAGTTTTATTGCATCCGTGATATCCACTCCACTGATTTCCAATCGGAATTCGGTGGCTGTTGAAGGAAAAGTTTGAATGCCAGCACTCAGACTGTGACTATGAGGATTTGGATTTAATTCATGTGTATGTGGATTTGGGCTTAATGAATGGCTATGGTTATTTGGTGGAATGTTCGTGCTACCTATTTCTAATCTGGTATTGGTTAATTTTAATGATGCATTTGTAGTTTCTCCACCTTTAACAGGCATCTCAAATCCAGAAATACGAATTTGAAGCTCCATAACTTCGTGATATACAAGGTCCTTACTTACAGGCAAATAAACAATGGCTGGTGTATTCGAATCCCCTTGAGCAGTATATTCTTGACCATAGATTTCAGTGACCTGATGTCTACGTTGCATCGTATCTTGTCGATTTTGTTTACGATTGTTTTGAGTTCTTTCTGCTACTTTAATCAATGCATCATCATAATTCATCATCGTTCATCTGCCTTCCGCTCAATTGATAAATTTTTACTCAAAGTCAGTCTATTTGTTTCTAATCCTGTTTCATCAAAATTGTAATCAATTTTCAAAATATAGTACCAATCACTCATCTTCATGATTTCTTTTTGATATTCAGAGCATCCTTCTGTTATTAATTTATTGTTATCATATAGCAAACGAATTTGATCTCCGACATTAATGTCAGACGGTAATTCAGTTGTTGTGATATCAATGTAGTATTTTCTTCTTGCTTGTTTTAATCTTTTAACCGCTGTTTCATATGCAGTTCTAGTTGCTTTATTTCTATCTTCATCACTAATTTTTTTATCATTTACTGCAAATGGTGCTAAATCATTAAACGAATAACTCGCTTCAATAGATATATTACTTTCATCTCTTACACTTTGTTCATCAATTACTGTGTATTCAACATTATTATTAGAAGCAATCTTTGCAAGATTGATATAATCATAACCACGTTCGTTATTGATACCTTTTCGAAGAACACGAACTGGAAATCCTTTTATCTGTGTATGTGGTTCTAAATAAACTTCACGCAAACTCATACTAGACATACCACTATCTGATTTTTCTCCATATACAGTAGCCATATTTATTACTTGATCAAACTGATAGTCAATTTTAGGTTCGCTAATTAAACGATATGGCGCATTTCTAACGGATGATATCTGAACAGGTTTAGTTTCTCCAAAAGTTCCAAATTCTAATTTTCTACCAAAATTAAAACCAACTCTCCACCAAATATCATCTGTTAATTCACATGTTTTTGTTAATGCCTCAAGTTTGTTTTGTCTACTATATACATAGTCTATTCTTTTTTGAGAAGAGTTTTGTAAATAATCTAAATGCCATTTATTTGAATATCGAAAATCAAGAGTACTAAAAATATCATTAATTGTTCTATTCTTACATGCTAAATTGGTGGATACTTGTCGGAATTCCCATTCGCTGATTATATGATCAAGTTGTATAGTTATTGTTTCAAATTCCTTATCGATATCATAATCACTTGTAATCCCATGAAAAACTTTATTGTTAATATATATTTTCACTTCTTCTCGACCTTTAAAATATTCACGATAAGTGATTGGCAAAACGAGTGAAGTTGTAGGCACATACATCAACTCATTACTCCAAGATAATGTATTTAAAATCTTATTACCTCTTGCAACAAGTTTTCCTTTTTCAAAGATTTCGAAGAAAAATTTTCTATTATCTTCAGCGTAATTATCTACTGGGGCATTTTCAACTGGTTCAAACATTAAAAGGTTGTCAAAATACAACTCCTCTTTTTCTTGCCCGTCAGTTCGAATACCTTTGATAAATATCGCTTCATTTGCTTTCAGCGTAAACGATAATTCAAATCCTGACTTTTCGACATCTTCAACATTAGGATATTTTTCTTTTATATCATTACGAATTTTTATAGGAATGTTATTGAATTGGTAAATTAATTTCGCTGTTTCAGCATTATAGATTTCTATATTTTCCATTGGTAAGTCACTCGAAAAATGCCAACCTTTTACAAAAACTTTTCCATTTTTAATACCTAATTGATCAATTTCACCGACATTTCGTAATTTTTCTTTAGTATTTTCTGGAGTTGGATCATCGTAATCTCCTTCTTTATAATTAAATAAGAAGTCGAACCATTTCTTTGCAGCTGTTGTACGTGCCTGTGTTTTTTCAACTCCTGCACGTTCAAAATTTTTCAGAAATGCTATTGTTAATTGATCGACATTTGTACCCTTAATAAACTCATTTGCATCAGTAGGACTAACAACTCCAATCCATTGACCATGAAACATACCATAGTGAATTAATTTAGCTTGGGTTGAAGCCAGTTTATAATCACCATCAATGCCTGCTTCTCTGAGTAGACGTTGAACATAATTTGCTCCGCTCTCCCATGCATTCGGACTTGTCCACTGAACAACTCCATATCCACCACCGCCACCAATTTCAGAAATATCGGGGCGCATTCCACATTCAACATCAACATTACCACATATAGCAGCAATAGCTTGTATTGTGTAGCCTTCTTTTGAAAGCACATTTCTAATATCTACAGCAACTTGTTGTTCTTTACTTAAAACACGTTTTGGTGGAGGGGTGGGATTATTTCCGCCATCATTTTTTGGATCTGTATAAATAACACTTGGCATTCCACCATTATTTTTTAAAATAAACTGATAATTATCTATGGAAATTCCGTTAGCTCCGTAATTACAATGAATCACTGACGAACTGTCAATAAACATACCAGTGTGTCCTCCTGCACCATCGCTAGCTCCACGAACACCCCAAATAAATATATCTCCACGTTTGGGATTCGGCGTCTGTTTCCAACCAATACTTTCTAATGATCCAAACAAGGTTTCTGTATTGCCCATTGTACCACTTGGCAAAAAACCGCCTGCAATCAATGATAAGTAAACTGCGCTTGAGCAGTCGTAACTATTCGGGCCAAGACGAGCACTCATAGAGTAAACAACTTTTCCCTTTCTCGCTTCAAACCACTGAATTGATGCATCATGACTAGGCATTAATTACCACCTTCCTTTGGCCTTTCCTAATGATTATTAAATATAACGAGGTGGTTTAGGTTTCCCATTATTTTTAAATTCAATTTGTAAATTGGCTCTATCATCAGCAACAGGGCCATCATTGAAGAATTCTAAAAATTGTAACCAACCACTAGAACTAGAAATCCCCACATTTCCATTATTATTTAATTTTAGTGTTTTATTAATATTGTCATTAAAGGATTTAGTAGTATCATGTGATTTTGTATATATCTCTTGTTCTCCAGCACGAGTTAAATAAATGTGTAAAGTAAATGGTACTGACCTAATGTTATTTGTTTTATATGCTAAATTTTGGATTACTACATCACGAACTTGCCAATCAAAGCTAGCATTTGATGATGGTCTCATTCCAAAATTAACAGTCCCTCTTATTTCTCCTTCTCCTAAATATTGGGTCTGTTCAGCGTCTCCCCAATCTTTCCATCTAAAAATGAAATCACCATTACCTCGATTAATTGAAACACTCATCCCTTTTGTTGATTCTTGAATCCCATATCTAGTGTTAATTTCCCAATTCTGTGAAGCTATATTATCGATATCATCTTCCATTTTTGCAATTTTTTTCCAAATTTTTTCAATCTGCTCTTCAATCCAATGAATCTTTTTCCAAATTCCACAAATTGCACAAATTGTCATCTTCTGTAGATTATAAAGTGTAGATACTAATTTTTTTAAATATCCTTTCCAATCACAATCATCATGAATATCGAGAGCACTGTCGGCTCTACCTAGTAAACAATCATTCAAATCATGCATATCTTGACAATCGTTTTTCTTGCCATTAAATCCTTTATCATCACCTAAGCTAGCACATTCTTTGTCGCCAATTTCAAAACAACAGTCAACATCTATGCCCCTATTCTTTAAGTCCTTACAAGATTTGCAATTTTTAGACATGTAAATCATCCTTTCTAGTACGTAATTTTATCCTCTTTGATAAATACACAAACTGGCTCACAGCAATCGTTTGTTTCTACTAGTAAGCTGTTGTACCCATGCTTTATGGACCATCCAAAAGTGTTACAATTCATCAATTCGAGATTTTCAATCGGTAACTTATCAAAATCGCAGCAGTCATCTTCACGATAGAAAACATCTCCATTTGATTCAATAAGTAACTCTCCATCATATATACCTTTTAAACGCATTGCGTTACCATTTAAATGAATAACTGGATCTTCTACTCTGCCAATAATAGTCATTGTGAATACATCAGTCTCCAAAACGGTATTACTATAAAACTTTCCAGCAACATAGTTATCGCAAAGCTCTTTCTTACAAATTTTCGTTCCGAGCATCTTATTATATCCCCATAGATGACGACCTTTATTACAGTTATAAATTATTTGATAACCACCACTACAATATTTCCAGTAATCTTTTTCTATATCTTTTTGTTTAACACACAGACTGTCTTCCTTAGTAAGAAAATCACATTCACAAGAACATTTTTGACAATCTTTATGTTTTATATTATTTTTTTGACAACTAATACAGCATCCGTAGATATCGTCCTGACAAGTGTCTATTTCTTCAAATTCTAGACAATCAGCAAAAGAACACGCATCGTAAGGTTTCAAAAATGTTTTCTTTTCATCTGCATAGTGCCAAATTCCTTCATATAATATAAAGTTCAAATCGACAGAAAAAGTGTTTTTTTCAATGCTGTAAGGTTCTGAAAAACTTTCTACAAAAGCATATGTCCAAATTATTCGACGATTTTCAATTGCCCATAGCTTACCAATCTTAGAAAGCTCACTATATAAGAATTCTTTATAAAACTGTTTTTGATCCATAGAAAACATAGAATAATTTATCTTTAGTGTTAACGCTAACTTTTGTTCAGTCGAATACTGTTGTATTTGTTTTGCATTAGTATAACTGCCATGACCAAAACTAAATGCTTGAGTGGTAGTTTTGAATCCACCACTCAAATCTGCATCTTGAATCATATCATATGCACCAATTACAACATCTCTGAATTGTAAGTACCTTTTTTGAGGATAAATTGTTCTGCAATCATACATCAATTTACACTCCTCTCAAAAATCTATTTGCACGCAAATTGGCAAAATTAGGATTTCCAGTCATACTAATATTTTGGTTAATTGTATTATTGTTATTTCTTGTATTTTTTGTCGTATTATAATATCTATTCATCACATTTGAGACAGGTTGACTATTTCCAAATCGATTAGTGATACTAGCTAGTGCTCCACTTAGATCTAAGTTATTGATCCGTTCCATAAAGTCAATTCCAAAATGATCTACTGCCTTTTTACGTTGAACATATTCTCCAGCAGTTAACATTGCTGGAACACGATCTGTACCTTTTGGTTTAAAAATATGTTTCATAATGCTTCCACCGTTTGCTCGATACTGAGGTATAATGCCCCCATTTGCACGTGTAACTCTACGAGTCTTCACATTTTCTGTTACATCAACAGTAAGACTCGGCGCTGTTAATGAATTTAGATTGGTTTGAATAGAAGAAATTTTGTTATTAATAGATGTAACATAACTATCAATATTACTATCTAAACCTTGTAGTGCATTTGTAAACCCTGATTTCAGACTATCCCCAAATCCTTTACCAACATTATTAAACTCGGTATCTTTATTTCTTAAATTAGTTATTAAATCATCAATAACTTTTTTGATTTTAGAAGGAACATCAGCATTTTTGAATCCATTAATAACTTGCTGTCCATATGATTTCCCAATTGGTTCAAATTTAGATTCTAGACCTTGTAACGTAATAAGTAAGTTTTTAAAAGATTCGACTAGCTCTGGTATACTATCCAGTCCTTTTGCACTTGGAAATGTGTTCATTAGTTCAATGATTGATTTCATTCGGTTAACGTTGTTTAATACACTCGTCCAATCAAATGGTAATGCGTTTAATACACTTAATTTATTTGATATCGTTCCTAACTTACTAACAGATGAAACAATCATACCTAACGTTTCGCTGCTTATAACGCCTTCAGATATCCCTTGCCACTTACTAATGGCCATCTCTGTTGCGACATATTTAATACTTTTTATATTATTACTCAATTCATCAACACCCAATGTTAATTGAGGAATCTGATTAATTCTATTTGCTAATGTTATCAGTCTATAAACTGTAGTGTCGATTTTATCAATGACATCTTCACCAATCATCGTGTTTGAATCAGGAAAAGTATCTATCGTTAACCTATTAATAACACCTTTAACAGCGGTAATTGTTGAATGGACTTTATCATTTTCTAGTGTGATACTAGCTAATCCATTAACTCTATTTGCTAATTGTATAAAGTTTATCAAAACTAAATCCAAAGCTTTTATAAAGTCAGCTTTGACTATTCCTTCATTGTAATCTTGCCAAGAGCTAGCCTGAAACATTCTTAATGCCCCTTTGGTACTTGCAATAGTGGAATTTATTTTGTCAGTTTCGATATTTATTCCCATAAGACCTGTTAAACGATTTGCTACTTTAGTGACCCATAATACAGCTACATCTAATCCGCTAAGCATTTCCCTATCAACAAATCCATCATTAAAATCACTCCATGAATCGATTCTTAACATTCGAATAGATCCTTTGATATTTTGAATAACAGATTGTGCCTTACCTGTTTCTAATGGTAAATTCGAAAGTTCATTTAATTTACTACCCACTTTATTCAACCAGTAAATTGATGTGTCTAACTGGTCCAATAATCTTTTACCAACAATTCCTTCATTAAAATCGGTCCAACTATCTGCTTGCAATAATCTTAAAGCACCTTTGATATTTGCTATTATTCCTTGTAACTTGCCACCATCAAATTCAAAATTAGAAAGTGTTCCAAATTTTTTAGCTATACTACTTAACCAATAAACTGCAGTGTCTAGTTTATCTAATGTTCCACGTTCAACTATTCCCCCATCGAAGTCGCCCCAAGATTTAATTTGCAACATACGTAATGAGGATTTTAGATTTGCTATCATGGTTTGAGTTTTTCCTAAGTCAAAAGAAGTTTCTGATAGTTTAGACAGCTTTTTGTTAATGCTATTCAAACCATCCACACTTTGGCCCGTCATATCTATAAAATCTTTTGGCACAACTCCACCACTGAAATCACTCCAACTTTCATTAGTTAGCATACGTAATGCACCTTTAATATTTTGTAGTACATTTTGCACTGAACCCGTTTCTAACTTACTTTCTGATAATGCTGCTAACTTTTTGCTTAATTTATTTAACCAGAATATAGTAGTATCTGCTTGATCAATAATTTTAGATGAAACGACTCCAGATTTCGCAATATCCCAATCAGCAGGATCTAACTTTTCTAATATATCTTTTATAACTGTAACTTTACTTGTAATATCAGATATTGAAAATTTATTTTCTTGTAAAGTTTTCATTTTATTAGATAGAGAAATCATTTTATTTAATAAATTTTCCATCTCATCAAAAATAGCAGTGTCAACTTTACCTTTCATTAAGCTTCCTAATTTCTCAAAAATATTATCTTTTCCACCAATAACTTCAACTGCTTTATTGATGTCATATATATTATTTACAAGTTTTGCACTATTTATATCTTCTGAAGCACTAGCTAGACGTTTCAATCCATTTGACACTTCTATCAAACCATCGATAACTTGTACATATGTCGATGCAGTAAAAGTACCTATTATTCCTTTGAATAAAGATGAAATTTTTCCAATACTGGATTTCGCCATATAGCTTAAAACTTCTTCTAAACTCTCAAGCTTATTTTTAACACTTGTAATATCTTCAGGAACCTTTTTATTCAATTGGTTAATTGATTCAGAAACTAGCATTAATTCTCCTGCTAGTAGTGCTACAGCTGCCAAACCAGCGATTGCTGCAGGGAATGTAGCAATACTTAAACCACCTATTACTCCAACTAAAAGACCCATTGCACCAATTGCTATACCGATATTAGCAACCTTTTTAGCTATTGTTGCAATATCTGAAGGTACTTTTTCATTTAATTGTGATAGTGCTTCGCTTGCAATCATTAATTCTAGTGATAGGAGTGCTACACTAGCTAATCCTGATATAGCCATCGTTGGATTAGCAGATGAAAAAGCGCCTGCAATAACAACTAATCCTGCCATAGCCCCGATTGCAATTGATAAACTCCCTAGTTTCTTAGCGACAATTCCAATATTGTTTGGTACTTTCTCATTGAGTTGGTTCATCGCTTCACTTGCAATCATTAAATCTACTGAGATTAATGCAATACTTGCAATCCCTTTTAAATTATCAGTAAAATTTAATTTACTAGCTATAAAAGCCAGACCCCCAATTGCACTGATAGCCAGACTCATGCTCGCTGTTTTTTTAGCTAGCCCTGTAAAATCATTTGGTATTTTTTCATCTAGTTGTTTCATTGCTTCTGCGCCTTCTTCAAGCACTTTTATTGCTCCAAATAATAACGCAAGGTTACCAGCATTTTTTAAAAAACCAGTCCCAATAGATTTTAAACTCTCTAATGGTTTTACGATTTCTGATGCTCCTCCACCTTTTCCAAATTTAGGAATTTTTAGTTTGCTAAATACACCAAAAACCTTAGACACTACTGATAACCCCTTAGCTCCTATTGAAACAGCTTTTAATGCTAGACCTAGTTCGAATAAACGAGGAATTAATTTGCCAATTCCTTCCATAGTGTTTCCGTCACCTAGTTTGTCTAAAAGAGGTTTAAAATAATCAAACATTTTTTTTGCATCATTTTTCAACTCTTTTAAGCCTTCTCCTAAACCTTTAAAAAAAGAAGCATAGTCAATTTTACTTAAAAATTTCACTACTTTGTCAAAAAAACGAAATATATCATCTGAATGTTCTTCTGCAAAAGCTCCTATTTTTTTTAAATTATCTTCGAAAGCAGCACCAATTTTTCCAAATACACCTGCAATTCCTCCCAGGCCTTTATCCTTCGCCATCTTATCAAATGTATCGATAATCGAGGTCACTCCACGTGTTATAGCTGAATTCATAATAGACATACCAGTTCGAACGCCACCAACAGAATTTCTATCTTGTTCTTCAAATGATTTGAATCCTTCTGCCCCGTTTTTATTCATCTCCACAATTCTATCCATAAATTGATCCATAGAGATATTTCCATTTCTTAAAGCTTCTCCCAATTGATCAGATGTTAAACCAAAACTCTTCCCGATTTGATCCACTTGGGCAGGCATCGCTGTTAGTAGCGAGCGCCATTCTATCATGTCTGGTTTACCTTTAGAATAAGATTGAGATATTTGCTCAAGTGCGCTTGATTGTATTTCTCGTGACATGCCACCCGCTAAAATTGCATTATTTAATGCCAAGAATATATCCGCAGATTTCTGTACATCTTTATTATTTGCTGTAAACCTTTGTACTGAAGCAACAGCATCATCTAAAGTTGTCGGCAATCCATTTAGACCTTTTACAAGTTTGCTTTTGGCGATATCGGCTTGGTCGGCTGAAATATTCATATTCGACATTACTTTTTCAAAGTTATTTAAAGTATCTAATCTTGAAATAGACCCATCGATAGAATTTGTAATCATACTAGTTGCCTTATCAACAGCCTTCACAGCTAGTCCTATACCAAGCATTTGATTTAGTTTAGATGTTAAAGGATTGAATGCTCCTAATATTTTATTGCTTGCATTGTTAGCTAGCCCACTCAACTTATCTAGATTTGACGAAACATTTATCTTGTAGGTCCGTTCACTCATATTTCGAAGACTATTTTGTAATTTTCGACTTTCTTCCCCAGTTTCTCCTAGACCACGACTATCAATTTGTAACATAGCCTTACGATTATTCAACCGACTAATCTCATTGTCTAGTTTTCGAAGTTGTGCTTCTGAACCTTGCAACTGAGTTGTTACTATTTGTAAATTTGCTTTCTTAGATTGTAGTTGTTTAATTTGTTGATTTAAGGCTGATATTTTTTCTTTTGCATCTTTAGTATTTACATCTGCCTTAATGGTTGCTTTCTGTGCTTGCAATTTTTTTATATCAACATTAATATTTTTTATTTCTTCTTTTGCTTTTTTTAGTTTCGTAGTATTCCACTCGATAGCAGGGCGTTGACCTTTTAGTTTAGCTATTCGTCGATCTAAACTATCTAGTTCTTTTTCTATATCTTTAATATTGTCCTTAATACGAATGGAGATATTTTCAACGGCCAATTATTCCACCTCCTCCAGCTCATCTTGCGATATAAATTGAACAACAAATGGTTGTGGTTGCTTAGGTTTTGGTGCATTTTCTTGTGACGACTTCCAATCCATAAAGTTTTGATAACTTTGCTCATTAGCATAATGGCCATATGCTACAATCAATTCAGAAACGCCCCAACCACTCAATACATGGCTGGGACGTTGTCCTAAGATTTTTGCTACAAAATGAGCCATATACGAATAATGATTAAACTTAGCAAAATACGTTTCTTGCGCTTGTTGTAATGAAACACCATTGTTTAAACTGTCACGCACGATTATCCGAAAAAAGCATCTGCTTCTTTGAACACTTCTGGGTGATTTTCTGTTAATGCAGTAAAAGTTTCAATCACTGAAAATGGAAGCATGTATTCGATTAACTCTTCATCTACACCTAAGAAAGCTGCCACCACTTTATAAAACCCATAAATAACTTCGTCCTCTGATGTTGATAACATTTTAAGAACTTCTCGATCTGTCTTTTCCACAATAGTTACTTTGCCGTCTTCGTCTTTTTGGTAAAACTCCTTCAAAAATGGTTGAATGTTCAAAAGTGCATCTACAATTTTTAAATCATTCATACCTGTTACACTTGCATTACTGTATTCAACTTCGAAAATAACATATTTATCTACAGTAGTTGCTCCATACGGAATTTCTTCAAAGAATTCTTTTGGAACACGAAACTTGATCACATAGTTTTCTTCAACTTTTTGAATCTCGTTTGCGTCACCAACAACAGCAATATTATCGTTGTCAATTACTGCATATGGCTTACTTGTATCCTGAGTTTTATCCATTTTATGTTTCATATCAATTACATCATTTTTTGTAATCATTTTCGTTAAATCGCTTTGTTTCATTACAAAAATCCCCTTTTCTTAAATAATTATTCAATAATTTTCTGAACTTCAAAGAATCGACCATTGTTATCCTTTTGAATAGATACTTCAAATTCAAATGTAGTTTCATCTGTATTACTTAAAGTCGTAGGGAATGAAGTAACTAATACATTGTTGAAAATATAGTTCACTTTCACACCATCTGTCTGAACAGTTGGGAAGAATAGACGTACACGGCGTCCTTCATATGCGTCATCTTCACCGACGTATTGCTCAATAGAAACCTCTTTAGGGTATGCATACAACAATGGCTGTCCGATCAAACGTTCATGAACAATTAAATATCCATCATATTCGCCATGCTTAATAATTTGGTATTGTTTTTCGTTTAATACTGCTACATCTGGGAGGTTGACTTTAGTTAATTCTGCATCAGTAAAGTTACATTCACTTGCAACTAAAGCTTTAGAGAAAGAGCATTCTTGTTTTGATAAACCGTTTAACAAGATATACCCATAACGTCGGCCGTCAATAGTGAGTTCACGAACCTTATCTTTCTCTTTAACAACTGTCCACCCTTTTGATAAATCCCCTCGACGCATAAATGGATTAAGTAACCAGTAGTTTCCGCTTGTTTTGCCACCTGTGAATGTACGAGTAATACTAGCGCTTGATGGATCGTACTTAGCACCAAAACATACACTGTCGGCAACATCCATAGTCATGTCTCCACCGTATTCTGTGATACATCCAATCGTTACAACTTCATCATTTTGTAATTCTTCGATTGAGTTGTAAAAACTAATCGAAGAAATATGAATTTGTTTTAATGGAATTTCTTCTTCAGTTGTCACAGTAATTGACACATGAACACCACGTTCATTTGCTTGCCAACCTTCGCCTACAACTTCTTCAGGAACGACTGAAAAATCAATAAAAATAGGATTATAGCTCTTAGTTCCAGCGAATTTTTTTCTATATACATCAGCATTTACAAAACTATTGTCATTAATTGCTGCAATTTTAAATTCGATAGTATATGTTCCATCTTTTGGCAAATCTAAATAAAAAGTGGTTGCACCAGCATAAAAATCAGTCGCATCAGTAACTTTTTTAAAGGTAGCCCCTAACGGAAATTCGTTGCCTGTAATTAATAATCCACCTGTGTTTCTACATCCTTCTGCTAAGCAATTAAATGCATCCTCTGGTCGTAAATATTTATTGAATGCTGATTTGTCTCCAATGATTTCCAAGTAGTCACTGGTTTTAATTTTTACACAAGAGTCATTGTCCTGTAGAACCGAAAAAAACAGTTCCTGTGTCTTCGTTAATTTGTTAACACCAATCATTGAAAGAACTTGCTCTGTATTACATTTTCCCATGTCTAATTCCTCCTATTATTTTTGATTAACTTGAATAACTCGGATTGCTAGCTGTTCATAGACAATACCGTCTTTTTCATTTAATACTGTTAATTTTCGTGAAATGAATTTATCAATCTTTTCTTTTTCATCCATCTCATTTCCTCCTCCATTTGGGTCAATTACAGTAACTAGAATTTTTGTTAATTCATTCTTATCTGCATCATATTCTGCAACTTCCACTTTACTATCTTTAACAATAGTAGTTTTACTTGTAGAAATAGCATAAATATTTTTTGAATTATCAGGTGTGATCTCATCCACTGCTACGTCGTCTACAAATAATTTAATAGTTACAGCTTTTTCATTATCATATACACCTGTGACTTCAGAATCACCGATTGTATAGTCTTTAGCTGATAACTGATAAGTCGTTTCACCATCTGCTGCTAATGCATTGATTGCACGTTTCGCCATTTGATATACCTCCTATAATTTTGGTCTACGTAACACAGCTCGCTTCAAAAAAGGATCACCTGCGTGGGGTGGTATATAAACACTTTTAGCAAAATGACGTTTGCCATCTTTACCAACCCAACTCAAAGCCTTTGCCTTTCTTGGCCTTATCGTGTAGCCACTATGACCTTTGTAATAAGGAATAGAGTAATCTAAGCCTCCAACATTGCGAGGATCGGATTTCAGTTTTGCGACATCAACTCCTATTAATCTACTCCCATCACTTTCCTTTTCTATTGTTATCGAATCTCTCAACGCTCCTGTTTTAACGTGAGCTTCTTCTTTTATAAGTTTTTCCATTTTTTTTGCATAATTATCTATCTCTTTTTCAATTGATTGAATAACTATCTTTTTTAGTGCCATTTAAAACACTTCCTCGAAATGCCCACTTTCAAGTAAAAACATTCCGTCTGTATCAGTGGTTTCATATTCATGATTAAACTCAACATCTAATCTTTTTCCGCTTGGTAAGAAAAATGTCTTTTCTGTCTTTAAACCACTGGCATACCTTTTCGCTCCACAGGACGAACAACCTGTAGCGCTAATGTGTTCACGAACGCCTAAAAATCGAACTTTCATACTCTAATCCCCCAAATCTGTTCTAGACTTTTACCACAAAGGCTAATAAGACCTAATTGTTTTCGGTAGCTGTCTATTACTAGTTTATTGAGGTAGCTTTCTACTAACTCATCTGTTGTCATCGCTTCATTTGCAATAAAGCCGCTATCTGAATTATCTTGACAAGTAGCACAAGCATGACAATCACAGTTATTCTTGTTGTAAATTACATGAATTAAATCGCAGAAAAGTTGTAATAAACATTGAGGTAACTCTTCAAATCCAGCATCATATAAGACAAGCAACTGGTGTTCTTTTTTACAAACACAACATCCGTTTTCCCTATTTGCATAGTTTCGAATATCAACAAGTAATTTGTCTTTTACAACGCTATAACCAAATTCTTTTTCATCTAATTCTCTAATGATTTCTTTTACACCTTCTCGATGTACAGAAAAAACTCGGAATGATGCTAAAGCAAATGGTGCATAGAATAAATCTAATTCCATAATTCCATCATCACACGAACAAGGTAAGTAATTGTCCATATCAAATACTTCTTGTCTCTCACTCATTAAAAATGTTTCGCAAGGACGTTGAGTCCAACAAGTTAATAAACTTATTAAATGAATTGCTTCTTTAACTGTTTTCTCTAACTTGTTGTCCTCTACATCACAAGGAAAACAATCGCAAAATTCTTTCAGTTGCTCAATGATTTCATCCATAAGGTAAGCACCTTACTTTCTAGGGAGCTAATGTTTCTACATATACTCGATCTAATAAATTAGCTAATGAGTAGGCGTTGATTCCAGCAGCCAAAGGAACATCTGTAATTACAGCTAATCGAGCTACATTATTTGTAACTACACTTCCTAAGTTGTAATAAATATCACATTCTGTTGCGCATCCTTTATTTACATCGTTTGTTGTTGTAAATTGATTGCGAATAATATAGTCTTCAGCAGGACGCAAAGTTGTCCCCAAGAATACACCTACGGATTCACCAGACAATTGCCAAATAACGCCTGTGCCATTTTCAACATCAACTGGTACAGTTTTATCAGGTAAAACTTGTGCTCCTTTATAGAAAATACTTTCTCCGTTAATGGTCCAGCCGTCTGGAAGAATACCGTAACGATTAGGACGAATGGCATTTTTAATGCTTGCTACAGTTAATGGATGAGCTGCAAAAATGAATGATCCACCTAGAACGTCCATACGATATCCAATAGAATCAAATGCTGCTAAAATATTTGTTCCTTGCATTTTAAAAACTTCTGGGCGTTTTAAAATTTCCATTAATCCATGGAATTTTTTTAAGATAGGTGTTGTAACATCTAGTTGTCCATTAACAATTGTATTGGCAGTATAGAAAGCCATACTTTCACGATTCATGAAATCACGAACTTCTTCATAAGTCTGCCCTGCTTGCTTAAAGAAACCAATTAAATCATTCGATTGAACTTTTAATTTACGGTCCAATAAGTGATTTAACATATCCACACAATCTTTTAAACATAGAATATTAATTGGTGCTTTGCCCCCACATGCTGCAATATCAAAAGGTAACCAACAGCATTCACCTGTAGTATCTTTTGGTGGTGTCGTAAATACATTTAAAGGTGCTTTTAAATAAACATTTCCATCTTCATCAGTTACAGTTGGCAATGAGCCATTTTGCCAAGCGTTCTCAATCATTTGAGATAGGCTTGTGCTTAATAACCAATCAACTAAAGGAAATTGGTTTTGAACTGCTGTTCGCAAGTTATTTAAAGCATAATTATTTCCTTTACCATAACGAGCAGCATTTGTATATTTTTCGATATTATCGACAATGACATCTACAGTAGAGCTTAGTTGTTCCATAACTTGCTCTGTTTGTAACGATTCATTAACGATGGCTTGATTAACTTCTAATACCATCTGTTATTCCCCCCATTTATTTTTAGTAGATCCAGTTGCTTTTGGCAGCGCTGAAACTTCAATACGATTCATCAATTTTTCCAAGCGTTGAACAGCTTTTTCATTTGTTTGTTCTTGCTTCAATTTTTCTTCTTTTAAAGATTTATTTTCAGCACGTAACTGTTCAAGCTCAACAACCATTTTTTCATTTTGCTCCATAGATAAATTATAAAGTTGTTCGAATGTATGGTCTTCTTTTTCGGAAAGTTCCGCTTCAGATTCTTTTTTGTCATTTTCTTCAACATTCTGTTCCTCTGATTTTTTTGTTGCCACTTCAGGTTCTTTGGGCTCTTCTTTTGATTCTGTTTGTTTAGTTTCAGGTTCTTTGATCGTTTCTTGATCATTTTCTTTTTTCTTGCCAAATAAATCTGCTAAAGCCATTTTGTCTGCCTCCTCTGCGGATAAATTTATACCGCTACTATTCACATTACCTACATCTCCAACGATGCCAAATCCCATGATAAAAAGATGTTCAATAACTGGAAATTCATATTCGTAAGATAATTCTTCGTCATAACTTGCCATAAATTCGGCTGAAATACCAATTGTATATGGCATTTTTTGCAAATCTTGGATAACAGATAAGCTTTCATCAATTTTCATATTGACTTCTAATGCTTGACGGTTTTCTCCAATATCTACTAAGCGCAAATCATTTTTAGTCCACTGACCAACAAATATTGGTAACGTAGCAAAATTAATGTGTCCAATATTGATATAGCCAATATAATCATCTTCTAAAGAGTCATAAAATTCTTTTATAGTTCCACGTTTTATATAACTTCGAATACTTCCATCACCGTATAATACTGTTCCTTCATCCAGTAATCGAACCCAGCCAATTTCCTTCAAATCATTATTAGCTAGTTGAACAATGTGGTTCAGTGTATGTTGCTGTTTTTCTTCATTATTAAATTCGAAAATTTCGTCTAAATCCTTTTTCATACGTTTTCGTGCTTGCGTTTGAGCATCACGTTTCTTGATAAAATCAAACATGTTACACCTCATCTCTAACAATATCGATGATCTTATAACTTACTTTTTTGATTTTTCCGCCACAACATCCGCCGTTAAAGACTTCAAATTGAATTCCATTATTTTCGAGCTCAGTAACTAATTTGTCGGAGTAAAGCTTTTCAACACTAGCATTTTCTAATGATTGAATAAATGCTTCATCGTCTCCCAACGGATATCGTTCATCTGGAAGGACACGTATCCAACCAAATTTTTTATATCCGTTTTCTGAACGTACTACATCGATAGACTGAGGGGAACGAATACCGTCAACTAATTTAAAGTAGTTCATTCCTTCGCCCCCTTCTTATTTTTAGCTTTTTTATTAGCTTTTGATTCTACGTCTTCTTCGATAGGTTCAATAATAATCTCTTCTCGTAATGGCTCAATTTTAAATTCTCTACTAGGCTCTTTATTAATGGCATCAATGTAACGAAACATCTCTAAATTGTTTTTAAATTGTTTCATACTGACACTTCCTAGTTTTATTTTTCGCCAGCTTTTTCTTCTGGTTTTGAATTTTCCCCTGGATCAGTTGGATTTTTTGGATTTGGTAAAATATTGGAAATTGGTTCACACTCTACTTCTTCACAAACGATTTCAGGAACATCTACTTCAACATCTCCAGTAACAGCTGCAGAACATAAACAACCTTCTGTAATTACTGTCATTTTCCCATCAACTTTGATACGAATACCACGTTCAGGATAATTTTCTAATTGAGTTAACGCATTTACTGCTTCGACGCCTTCAACAACATATTGAGCGCCACCTTTTGCGTTAATTGTTACGATTGGTAACTTAATTTTCGCCATAGTTTACACCCCCCTTCAATTATTCGATAATAAATTCAATAGAGCATTTATCGTTTGGATGAGCATTTGGCGTGTCCATCGCAGCGTAATTGTTGATGTAACGTTCACCACTGCTCAATTCAACAACTTGACCTTGATACATGAATGGCTCATCAAGAGCTACTGTTACTCCATCCATTGCTCTACACACATCACAGCATCCTGAAAACGCTTTCCATCTCTTTCTAATTTTCTTAGAACGATCAAGTCGAGTTAAATGTTTTGCAGTTTCGATTTGAGCTAATTCTTTAGCTTTTTTTCCATCTGTATTTAAAATTCGATTAAAATATAGAGCAGTTAGAGCTTCACTGTCTTTGTCTTTTTCACTCTGTACAGTCTCACGCATATTTTGTAATGTCAGTTCAATTTTCTTCATGTAATCAAACTTAATTTGAGCATCTTCTACAAACTCACTGGAAATACCAAGTTCATCAGCAAAGTTTTCTTTTTCCATATCATAAAGAGTTAGGAAGTAAGAAACTAGTAGCAATAATAGTTCACGTTGCATTTGTTCATTGCTTGTTGTGGTGTACTCTAAAGCAATATTAGAAACTGATTTCATCTTTGCTTACTTCTTTCACCTTGTCTTTGTCGATAGCTTCAAAAACTTTTGCCATTGAAATGTTTGACAATTCTCCAGTAAAATCGTTGATAAATTCAGTATCAGATACATTTCGAATACTTTCGAGATACATCTCTTCTTCACCTTTTTTGCCTTTATTTTTAATAACTAGCGCTTGAACACTTGATGCATAAATTTGACCACTAGACTGTTCTTTAATGGCACGATAGTCTGTTACGATTAAATAAGCATCATTTTCTTTTTTATAACGATTGATAAATAAGATATCTTGAGGAATTGCCGAGAAACTATTTCCCATGTCGGTATACCCCCATCCATCTTTTGTCGGTTTCATTTCCCCTAAATCTACTTGGCCACCACCAACTTTCGCTTCGGCTTGATCGATTTCAACTTTTTTCTCTAAAGAGTCATAATCATAAACCTCACGTCCACCGACTACTGCATATGGTTTTGCTTTCTTTTTTGCTTTGCTTAGATCTTCTAAAATACTCATAACTGAATTTCCTCCTCAATAATTTTATTAGCTAAATCCTCTTTACCTAGTGCTTTAAGTCGCTCAGCAACAGTTAAAACTTTCAATCGCCTATCATTTATATCTGACTGAGATTTTAGTTCATATTTGTCAAAATAGACTTTTGGAACTTTTAAATTATTTGTTAATATGCTCGAAATTTGAGTCGCAATATTTTCACGTAAAGGAATAATTGAATTAAGCATTGCATTATCTATTACTTTTTCCATTGATATATTCCCACTGATTTTACCTAATCCAAGCAGAACATTAGGAACACCGAATACCTGCGCCATAATCTCGCCTTCCTGATTTAAATAACTAAGAAACTCCGTCGCTTTAGTTACACGTGGCAAGTGGTCCATCTTTTTAAAAGCATTTGAAACTGCTAAAACGCTTGTTGAATTGCTGTCTTTTACGAGCTTCATTATTTCTTCAACTTCTTTTTTATATTTATCTTGCCGTCGTTTAGTTGCCGATTCAGTGTCGTTCAAAAAGTTATTTGAGCTTTCTTCATTACTATTGGCATTATCTGCCCAGAAAATTAATCTTCCTGCGCCATCATATTCGATATCATATAGTAGTCGTTTATATACCGAAGCTATAAGCAGGACTCGTTGGATATCCGAATCAAAGACACTCGATCCTTTGGGAGTAGATGTATCAACCCTTAAATTAACGAATTTTTCGGGTGGCAATAAAATATTGTCATTGTTTTTAAAAACAAATATTCCTTTTTTAAAGTATTCTTCTGAATCAATTTCTCCTTCACGGAGATCGACATCTGTAATAGCTCGACCTTTTTTGTCAATAACGAAACCAATCAATTCTTTATATCCGTAATGTTCTTTATTCAATATTTGAGCAACGCCAAAATGATTACACTTTACGTTAATCAATCCATCATCTTTAGATAAAAAACGTAAACCAGATCGACCGTATACAATTGATTCCTTAATTGATTGAACAAGTACGTGATAGTTAGTAACTCCTTCTGGATTCGTTTGACCATATAAAAAGTTATTCAATATTTCATCTTGTTTTTCATCGCCTGTAGTTAAGTTATTAGAAAAAATAAGCTCTACTAACTTACCAAGAACATATTGTGCTGTTGGCAAATTATGAATTAACCAATCATAAAGCTGATAGTTGTTATCACCCTTACCTCTTAAATCGTTTAAATTAAAATCAGGACAACTATTACACATAGTCATCGCTTTTAATAGTTCATCTTTCCCAACTAATTCAGTTTCAGACATTCATTTCCCTCCTTTCATCAAGAATAGATATAGAATCGTTCGTTTAATTTATATAGAATAATCGCATGTAGTGATAGCAGAACTGAATCAAGTGTATCTGGTGAGTGGCCCAACTTAGCTTTGATTTCTTCCTTTGGAACAATGGCTGTTTTTCCGTTAGACTTGATCTTGCTACTTACAAGAACTAGTTCATCTATAACTTCTTCATATACTTTTTCAGTGAAAAATATATTTCTGTTATCAATGTTTTCTTGTAAGTCAATGTGCATTTCAGCACGCTTATTTGCCCCATATTTTGCCGAGTAGTGGTTTTTTTCCACCCTTTCTTTAGTTGTACCAGCACCGAAATTTATGCCGTGTAATTCGAAATCTCCGTTAATATGTGCTAAACCTTCAACAATATAAACACCGTAACCTACGTCGACACATACACCTTTAACTTCAAAATGTTCTATAATCATCAACAATTGAGTAATTATCTTTTTACTAGTCACACCGTCTTGCCAGTCACCTTTTTCAATTTCTATAGTGTCTATAACATGTACTTGTCCTTGTGCATCTAATGCTGATAACGTGGCTTTGATTTTATCTTTCCCTTTATAAGCACTGTCTACACCAAGGAAATACTCCCAATTTTTTTCGGTATGTTCTTCTTCTGTTTGAGGTGTTCCAAACATTCCATCTTCATTTTCGTCAGGAAGCTCACATAAAAAGTAACGTTGGCATGTAGATTTATTTTGAAAAAATTCAGAACTTATCACTTGTTCAATACTTTTAACTCGATCTTCTTCAAAAGCGGTCCTAACATCTGCCCATACAACCAACATGCCTTTTGGAATATTTTCTTGAGTTAGTTTGTCATAAAATCGACCTTTATTATGTGGGTTAGATATTTCAAAAGATAGATAGTTTTTACCATCCACATTTGCAAAATTTCTACGACCAAGCTCAGCATATGTTTCATTTGAAACGAACGCTGATTCATCAATAATATAATCTCCACCACGACCAATCGCTTGGTTTCCTGATTTGTTTCCTTTGAAATGTTCACCTAATGAAATCCCTTCAATCGATCCTCCGCCACTGAAAGAAATCTTTCTTTTGGATAAACCCGTTTGAAGTCTTTCTAGCTTATCAACAGGCTCTAATAATTTTCTTGCAATTGATTCATCAACAGTCTGTAGTGTATCTGTAACATGTTGCATGATAATATCAGTGGTATCTTTTTTACCACCCGCCACGTAACAACGCCGATTGTGATCAGCGAGCCAAACAGCTATTCTCGAACTCAACCAGCTTTTACCATACTGTGAAGGGGTAACGACAATAATGTTGTCATACTCTCCACTTACCACAGCCCCCATTAATAGAGCCTGCGTAAAATATAATCGATCACCATAATATGCTAGACTTTCGGTTGCCCCAATTATGGCTAGTTCTATTGCTTTTTCCATTGATATACTTAATCTCTTGTAGTGAGTTGGAACATAACCTTTTACAAACTTATTGAGTTTTTCTTTGGGCGTTGAACTTTTTAAAAGCTTAATTGTTCTCTTCTGTGCTATTTCCAGTGTCATTATTAAACAGGCCCCTAATGTATTCTTCTGCTACTTTCCGCTTCTCATCAACGCCCACACTCATTTCAACTTCATGCTCTACCTTTGCAGGTTGAATAATATTGGAAATCCAGGATGCTGCTTTGACATCTCCCTTAATTGCTTTTTGCGTCATAGATAAGACCATGGCCATCTCGTTAGTGTTCTCATATCCCATTTCTTTTAGCGTCTTAGCCATTTTAGAGCTTGGTACTTCTGATGATAAAACAATAGAAATAGCTCGTTTCAAGTCAGCTTTTTTTCGTCTAACTTCTCCGCTTGCTTTACCGCCTTTTCTTCCAAGCTCTCTAGCTTCATCCACGCTTCGCTCTGAAAATGGTTTTAAATTATCATTTCTAGCCATCATCAACCACCGCCGTATCATTACCTGATATCTTCACAGCCACTTCTCCTGTGAATGCTTCCCATCTAGCTATAATGACGTCAACATATCTTGGATCTAACTCCATTAAATAGGCTTCTCTTTCATTCTGCTCACATGCTATTAACGTAGTACCAGAACCTCCAAACAAATCTAAAATACAGTCTCCCCGCTTACTGCTATTTTTAATTTGATAATCGAATAGTGCAACTGGCTTCATAGTAGGGTGTTCCTTATTAACTGTAGGCCTGTCAAAATTAAGAATAGTAGTCTGCTTTCTATCTGAATACCAAGAATGACTGCCCCCAGAAGCCCAACCATATAAGCAAGGTTCATGTTTCCAATGGTAATCTTGACGACTTAAAACCATACTATTTTTATTCCAAATCAATTCTTGTTTTACTAAAAACCCAGCTTCTTCTAAAGCAGTATGAAAATTCACTACTTCTGATGAGGCATACCACACATAGAATGAACTTCCTAATTTCATATTATTTATGGCTGCACTAAAAGCTTCATATAAAAATGAATGAAATTCATTCGTTTCTTTACTATCATTTTTAATAGTTAGTGCTTCTTTTCCTTTACCTTCGTACGCTACATTGTATGGAGGATCAGTAATCAAAAGATCGGCTTTTTTATTGCCCATTAATTTTTCTACTTCTAAAGAATTTGTACTGTCCCCGCACATTAAACGGTGCCTTCCTAATTGATAAATATCACCTAATTTGGAAATAGGTTCTGCAGGGAGTTCTTCTTCGAATTCATCTTCAATTACCTCGACTTCTTCACCTTCAATATCTGGTAGGTCAAAACCAAACTCTGTCATATCAAAATCTAAATCTGCTAATTCATCTAACTCCGCATTTAATAATTCTTCATCCCATGTAGCAATTTCTCCGACCTTATTATCAGCTAAACGAAAAGCTTTGATTTGCTCTGGAGTCAAGTCATCAGCAATAATTGTAGGTACTTCTTTTAGTCCCAAATACTTAGCAGCTTTTACTCTTGTATGCCCATTTACAATGACATTAGAAGCATCTACCACAATAGGAACTTTAAATCCAAACTTTTCGATACTTTTAGCAACTGCAGTGATAGCATCTTCATTATGTCTGGGATTTTTTTCATAAGGTATCAAATCTTCTGTTTTTTGTACTTTTATATCCATATATGTAGAACCTCCTTGTATTTAAGTATCTAGTGGGATTCGAACCCACGAATGCTAGTTTTGCAGACTAGAGCGTTGCCACTTCGCCATAGATACATGAAGCAAACTTATAGAGCAGTATAAGCTTGCTTGACTAAACGAAACATTTATTGACATACATTTTTTATTTTGTGAATCACTAAAATTCACAATGGACCAGATAGGATTTGAACCTATATTCAGCATCTGCCTACTTCCTTTATATGCACTTAGATATCATTACGCATAACTGATCCATAAAATATGCAACAAAAAACCGACTGCATAATTTGCAATCGGTTTTGTTTTTTACATATTTTTCTATACTAGTATAATAACATCATTTTTATGACTTAATCCGCCATAAAACCGCAAAAAAACCACAATTTCATTCAATCGCACTTTTATAGCATTGAAGCAGACCAGATTCATATGCTTCAGCAAATTCAAGAAGTGCGACACACTTTAACGTTTCCACGTTGCTAACAGAATAACCTAGTTCAGAAGCAATCCAAACATTAGTTTTCTTTTCAATACTGCAGTAAGTATAATACAATAGTTGTCTATTTATCAATGACAATCGGGCCAATGCATTATCTATTTTTAATTTTTCTTTTTCCGCATCAATCTTTCTAATAAAATGCTGTTGAGATCGATGTGTATTTGTGTGCTGAATAGGCACTTCTTTAATTATCGGCGAAGTTATATTAAATTGAGGTGCTCCTGCAATTCTTTGCAGCCGTCTGTATTTTTTTAAAAGATTTCGTGCATTCTGTTTTGTTTTTTTGTCATCAATATCAGGAAATAGCTGCATTTTTTATCCCTCCGTGATACAATATCTATGCAGCGTTTATTTCGGGAAACGCTAAATCACACATCCGAATTCTAATATAAGTCGGTTTTTGTTTAATATTTTTTCAAGATGCCAACCACTCGCCGTCTAACGAGTGGTTGTTTTTTTATTGTCTATCATCTTTTAATTTTTCCAGTTCTTCTTCCAATTGTATTTTTTGTTTATATAGCGAACTTACGCACAACGCTAACAAAATAATTACAAGCCATAAGAATTCATTTAGTGTTATCATATCTATTCTCCAGTTAATTAAATATTTTTATTCCTCCAATGCCCAGCCCATTAATTTAACTATTTCAAATACTGCATTCCGCCTTACACCAGTTGAGACACCTAGGTAATTAAATTTCAAAACATCCCAGTCTAGATTATTTGTAACTGTTTCAAAATTCCTAACATCTTCAAACTTCATTGTTCCACCAGTCGGTAGCCATATAATCAAACTTTTTGATTTTTCCATTTATTCATCCTCCACTTTCACAGCAAACGGCCAGTAACGTTCATCAATTGATTTGATTTCTTGTTCTGTGAATTTTACTTGCTCGTAGTTGCCGACAACTTTTTCATTGTTGGACAAATAGAACTGGTTCGTCTCAACATTTTTAACTAAATACTTCTGCAAATACAAAATATCAAACTTCACATAATACAATTGCTCTTTCTCGACTTCGTAGCCGTTAGCTAATGCATCAATCAATAAATCTCCATTTGTCTTAAACCACTTAGAAAATTCAGCAGTTGGCATTGCACTTGAGAAAGAAACTGCGGAACCGATAATGTCTACTTTATCAGAACCCATTGATAAACCTTCTTTGATAAATTCATCGGCAATTTTAGGTAATACAGCTTTTTTCGATTCTTTTAATTGTTTTGCTAAATTAATTGCTCTTTCGTTGGCATAGTCAGCACCTTTCAAATAATCAAGGCTGGCTGTAGAAACTTCTATGCATTCTAATTCTTCAATCAATTCTTGTTTATTCATCGCTGTTCCTCCTAATCGTATTCGATTTCAGTATCGTAACTGTTATAAATAACGTTTACGTGCTCGTTTACTTCTTCATCTTTCTTTAGCCAATATGGCCGTTTTCCATTTCTCAGAGGTATTCCAATTCCATCGATAAAAGTTTCGTTATTATGCACAACGTTAAACGTGATATACTGTGCTATTTCTTCTAAAGTTTCATAGTCATAAAAGAACTGACGAAATTCTGCAAACCATTCTTCGTTAAAAAATTCTGGATCAAGCTCCACTTTGACTTTGTCACGTCTTACTAATTCAATGTTAAATTGTTTCATTCTGCTTCCTCCTCTACAAAATCAATAATTTCAACACCTACGATATAATCTTTCAACGATAAAATGAATGCACTATTTCTTGACAACCGTTTAAAAACTCTTCTAATTGATTGTATTCAGAATCTGGCCAATCTTCAGTAAAATCATTAATATCTGTAGAAGTCGTTCCATAACCAGTATCTCTAGTTTCTACATGATTCGTGACCCCTTCACGTTCTACTTCAAAGGTAATTGTTGAAGAATCAAAATCATGTACAAAATTTTTAATATAAATCATTTTCTTCCTCCCTGTCATCATCAATAACAAACGCATTGCCTACACTATTCTCTAACAGTCTTCTCATCTGTTCAGCTTCTTCACTAGTAAATGCTTTTGCATCCTCTTTAGGTCCAAAACTGCAATAATTTCCAACAAATTTTTTTACATAGTTTTTATTTTCTTCTTTTCCAGATAAAATATAGATCAATTTCATAATTAATTAACCTCCAAAGGTTCCTTTTTCTGTTCCGAATAACTCATGAAATTTTCCATGTGTATCGTATCCACATTTTCTACAATAACCTGCTTGTTCAATGTCTATTGAGCTTCGCTGTGGCTCTATTGGTGCACAATATATCTCGAAGTCATGATCACATTCTTCTTGCAATTGTTCTCTAAACTTTGGAATCATCTTCTTCACTCCCCCACAATTTCATATGTCTTTTTAAAAATATCTGGCTTACATGGATAAATTTCACCGTTAATACCTTGGATGATAATATCGCCATTATCTGCTTTCATTACACCTTCCAATGTTTTGATATAAGCAACAATGTACTCGCTCATGTCTTCAAAGGGACTATTTGATTGAATGGATTTACCATTTTTTTCAAAATCAAGCATCACAGTATTATCTGTTACTTTTTCAGCAAACCAATCTGGATATTGCCTTCCCAAAACGAAGCATTCAATAATAACTGGTCTTTTTTTAGCTTTCATTTTTCCAGCTCCTTCAACTCATGTCTTATTTCGTTTCCTTCACGATTACATAATGGGCATGGTTTAGCTTTCGCATGTCCGTATTTGTCCTTCGTCCAGACAACTCGTTCTCCCTTGCATTTTATGCACGTCATCGTTTTTACCTCGCTTATTGTATGTGCCGTTTGCGATAGCTTTTTCTTTTAGTCTGCGTTTTTTCTTTTTTATCTTCGAACGTTTTTTACCCATTAATTTTTTACCGCCTTTGTTAAATCAAAGCCTAATGCTGTCGGATACCCTTCTACTCCTTCTGGTTCAACATGGTAACGATAATTTTCAATATCCATTCCACTGGCTTTAGCTACCTTCTCTAAAATGCTACCTGACCAGCTTTTACGGTAACCTGCTTTCCTGTTTGATTTAGGATTTACACAACTTCTAGCGCCTTCGTCTGTCGCTTCACACGGAATGACGAACAATGCTAATCTTGATTCATCTAAATACAATTGAACCCATTCAGGTTTATTTAGTCGTCTCACAACTGGACCGCTCAAAGCTAGTCCACTTTTTGAAATCGTAATACACTCTTTTCCTTCTGCTCCAAATGTTCCTGGTAATAATAAACTTGCTGTATTGATGTTAAATTTCATACGCTTGTTCTCCTCTACTTTTTTAGTCTTAATTTGGTTCAGTACATATTTTTTGCTGATAATCATTTGATTGTTACTATCGCTTATATTTTCTTTGTCTTCCCGATGAACTACAATTATTTTAACGAGTATCGAGTTGTCATAGACTTTCTGAACAATCCCCTGTAATGGATGCTTAAAACGGCTATGAGCTTTAAATTCATAGGTTTTACCAATTTCAAATTCCATATAAATACCTCTCTTAATCCATTTTTTTCATCCATGACTGATTACCCTTTGTTTTTTTTATTTCTTTTGTTGGAACTGGATGTTCCAAATACTTCTTTAATTTTTTTAGCCCTCTACCACGATCTTGATTTTTACGCACAACCCATGTGCCAGTTGTTCCAAAATAGTCGACCATCCCGATAGGGGTTTTAATTGCAAATTGGTAAGTATCTTCGAAATAGGCAAAAGGAAATCCTAACTCGTTGACGTTTTTCATTGCATCGTTAGCCATTCTACGTTTATGTTTTTTCTTGTTGTTCTTTACATACTCTTGTATATCTTGCCAAGATTCCATTTGTGCTTTCATGAATCAACCTCCAATTTCATAATTTCGAGTTCTGTTCGAGGTCTTAAGCTGTATAGTTTTTGACAAACTATCACAGCAATTTGCCCATCATTTTTGTAAAGAATACCTTCTGCAGCATCCGTGACTGCTTTGAAATAGTTGTCTAAATCTGGCTTTTTATCGCAGTATTTGCGCTCTAATTTTACGTCTAACCGCTTCTGTTTATTACTTAGGGCTGACTTAGGCGCTTGTACATAAAACGTCACGTGTGCCATGATTGGCCCTTTTTCTATCAATTTAGGTTTTGCTCTTCTAAGATAGTTTTTTACTTGTTGCTTATACGTCTTCATGGTGCTATCTTCATAGGCTTGTACATACTTTCCACGTCTAGCAAATCTCGGACGACTTTGAGGCTTTGGTTCAATCGGTAGTATAATCTTCACTGATTCACCCTCCTAATAGTTCTTGCATTTGCCGTTCTAGATTAGCCTGTTCTTCGTCAGAAAGAGGAACGTCTTCTTGCATGCCACTCCAGTCTGGCATTTTTTCGACACGGACAGCGCGTTTGTTTGGTTGATTATTTGCTACTTGTTCCGCCCTCTCTTGCTCGTGTTCCAGATAATCTGTGTAGGTTTTAATACCGTTAGCACGCCAAATCTTTAATATTCCAGCAAAATAGTTATAACTCCGTCTATTTTTTCTTGCACAAATATTAACTGCTTCTTTCAGCAAATCTAGATCTCCGTTGAAATCTTTAAGATCATACTCCAGATCAGTAAGATTTACTGGTGTTACACGAATGACATTTTTAGAAAAATATTTAGAAAGCTCTTCAAGTTTTTTACTGCCCAAAGGGTTATCTAAAAAATCTGATTCATTCGATGGCGGACTGACAGAATTTTCTTTGGTACTTTCTTTCTTGTTTACTTTACTTTTATTTACTTTACTTTCCTTTACTTTACTTTGTGTATTAATGTCAGCATTAACTGTTTCACTTTGAGAGTTATTGTTGACATTAACTATATATTTAGTTGGTTTTGGTGTTTTCCGTCTTTTAGTTGCTTCGAAAAATGTAGCTTGGATATTCTCACTCGTTAGCACCTTGACCGAGTCAAACAGTTCTTTATCAAAAAATCCCCATAAAACTAAGCGGTTCACTATTTGATTGAGCATTTCCTTACTTACTCCAGGCAGACGTTTTAAAAGAGTAGCTTGCGACAATTCATCCCACAGAATGAAATAGCCTTTCTTATATATCGCACAAAGCAGTTTGATTACCGCAAGTTCTCCTTTAACGCCAAATTCCCCAGCAATAGCTTCTATTTTTTCGTCTTCAAAAATCCCAACATCAAGAGGGAAATAGTCCAAACCTTCTTTCACAGGTCTTGCCATTACATCCCCTTCTTTACTCTAATGGTGGATTTTTAGTATCAAATAAATCGGTTTGATCTGTTGGGTTCGTTTCGGATTCATCAATTGTTTCTGCATTTTTTATTGGTGGAATTTCTTCATCGACTTCTGTTTCAGAAATAATGCTTCCATCTTTTTGGATTCTTTGAACTTTTTCATCTGAAGTAGTGGCTTCTTGCATTTCGATTGATAAAATCCCCCATTTTGATAGCATGTTTCTTAATACTGTTTTACGAGCCATAGCGTTGTAATCAGTGGCCCATACCCCACTTAACTTCGTTTTATCCTTGTCTTTACTATTTGCAATTCGGTGAGCTTCAATTTCTTGCTTAGTCCAATACACAGTTTTCTTGAAGCCGTTCAATAGTTCAAAATATCCAACATATCCAATTACATCGTCTGATTGTCTACCACTTGGATCGAATTCAAATTCTTCTGTTAGCCTGTTCCAACTCAGTAACTCACCTTCGTAGACTTCAATAACGTTTAACGATTTATATTTACCTGATCGTTGAGCCAATTGAATATATCCTTTGTATCCTAGAATAAATTGGGCTTTCCTCTCCCATTTACCAGTTTGCTTATTTTTAGTATTGAATGGTACTAGATAGGCATATCCTAAGTTTTTATCTAATCCCAAATTCAATGTAGCGGCTGTTAAGGCTCCGCTCATAATCGACATAGGCTCACTTTCTGCTAAGTAGCTGTCATTAGAAACTAATGTCATAACATTCGACATAAATGCATTGGCATTTTCATGGAGAACTTCTTCAAATTTTCGTTTCATAGTAGGAGTGTTCATTAGCCCCTTTAGTCCTAATTGACTAACAGGTACTTGTTTCTGATTTTGTTGTGCTAATTGGTTTTTCAAAGTTTCGTTTGTTGCCATTACTCTTCCTCCTCAAATTCTTGGTCCATACAATCTTCGCAATATTCAGGATAACCATTTCCGTCTACATCAAGGAATACGCCACAGCCTGCGCACAGTACACCTTCTAAGATCATTTCTGCAATTTCACCCACTATTTAATCCCCTTTTCTGTTAAGCGTCTTGACTTAGTTGTTGTATAAATCTCATCATCGCTAGCAATTTCTGGATATTTTTCCGCTAGTTTTTTTGTATCTAGTCTTTTTGAACTAACTTCTTTCCAGTTAATGATATTCCGTGTAGTTAATCCAATACTTGCATTTCTTTTGCCTAGTTCATTTTTTATCTCATTTTCAATTTTCCGAATTTCCTCTTCTATTTCTTTTTTTGTTTTCTTTAGAGTGTTTTTTTGGTCTATTAAGTCGTCAAAGGTAGATGGCAAAGATGTTTGCGTCTCTTCTATGTCGCTGTACTTCTCTTTAATAAAATTAGCTGTTGCTTCGCTACCATCAATAATGGGCTCAATGCCTTTTATCACATTATTTTCCCAGAATTCCACTAACTGCTCGGTTAGTACGTCTATTAATTCTTGGTCACGTTCAATTCGTTTCCAAATAAATTTCTGACCGCCAATCAAAACAGCGATGTAGCAATAATCTTTATTTAATACATTCATATAATGTTGTACTTGACAGATGTAACTCAAGGGAACTTCTTCGCCTTCCCACTCTTTAGCTAAAAATTGATTAGCTGTTTTACATTCAAGAATGGCATTTTCTCCAACTATTTCTCTGTCAATATTTGCTCTCAAAAATGGATGTAATGAATGTTCAAATACTTGATTTCTACGACGAACTTTTTTACCAGTTCTTTCTTGGAACTCTTTGGCAACAACATCCTCTAAAACAGTCCCCCAGTATGCTGGCTCACTATCTGTCTCTATTGGCAGGATCTGTCCAGTTTTTTCTAACCATAATTGGTATACAGATTTATACTTATTTAGCCCTAAAATAGTTGAGACATCTGAACCACCAATTCCTCTTTTTCTATCGACTAACCATTCTTGATGGGACATGTTTAATGTTGAAATGTTCAATACTACAAACCTCCTATTCTTTTAAATACTTTTCTCCTAATCCTACAAATTTTATAGATGTTATTTTTTCTTCACCTATTTCTAAAATAAAATCTACAATATCTTGTTGAGTAACAATCGCTTTCTCTGTTTTAATTTTGAGACATCTATTACTCATGACAGTAGTTACTGTATACAATATTTCAAATACACCATCTTCTTGGGCGATAGTTTCTCCCATACTATCCTTGTCATAATCTGCTGTTTCGTCTATCTCTTCTGATACATCTTCTTTAGGTAATTGGCGAGCACCATACTGATCAAATTCTGTAGTTGGATAATACATTGAAATCCCCCTCTTCCATTTATTAGATTATTAGAAATTTTCAATTTTGATATTGTCTTCTAGGATTGCTCGTATAACTGTTTCTTTGCGCTTGTTACAAATTTCAGTAGCAACATCATACCAAGCGCTGCTATGATTTTTATTCAGCTCTGTTGTTAAGTCATATCTACGGTTATTTCCACTTTTAGGCTCAACTAACCAATCCATACGTGCAATTAACGACGTTGCGTATAATTCCCGTTCTGCACAATTTTCAGTCGCCTCTTTGTACCATTCACCGAATCGGGCTGACATGGTTAGCTTATTGTTGTTTTTTTGCATTTAATTCCCTCCAAATTTATGTTATAATTTTCCTAGTATATTTTTGTTAGTGCCTAAATCGTCTGCAAACGATTGGGCATTTTTTTATTCATCAAACTCACCTGATATAATTCTGTTCAACATATCTTTCAAATCTTCTTCATTTTCGATTACAAATGTATGTTGTCGACTATCAGACCTTGCTTCTTTTAATGCTGATACTGCTGATTGTCTAACTTTTTCAACTGATATAGGTAATACTTCACTTAACTTTTGTTCTTGTATAGCCATACAAAAAGCTACATCTTCAAAATTGCCCTGAATACTGCTTATTGCTTCACCTTCATCACTGACAGTACATAACAATGAAATTTTTTCTTTTTCACATTCATTACCCAATTCTTTGATTAGACTTCTAATTTTTCTATTCAATTAATACACTTCCTTTTCAATTTTATTTAAATTTTCTTGATATTTAGCATCGTCATATTTCATAAACCAAATTGCAATAATAGGTCCAAGTATTAAAAGTAAATAGTTAAGCGGAATGCTGTTCTTTATTACTAGACCAAGTATGAAGAATACTAACAAAGTACCTAAAATTCTTGCTTCATATAAACTACGTGGTTTCCTCTTGTTCATTTTTGACTTCCTTTCATTATTAGGTTAGTTTTACGCCATTTAATCTCTCTTTAATTTCTTGTAAAGTATCTTTGATTTTCCGCTCTTTTAATGATTCGTGATACTTTTCTTGGATATTTTCTTTTTCCATTTATTTTCACCTCTTATTTCAATAATTCTGCAGGATCAACATTTAATGCTTTAGCGAGCTTAACAACTGTTTCAATAGTCGGTTTTTCTTTTCCTTCAGTGTCATTTTTAATCCGACTAATAACACACGGTGTAACTCCGCTTGCTTTTGAAAGCTCAGATACCTTCCAAATTTTTTTGGTATCCTCTCTAGGTGTTCCCATCATCATATATAGATTCCTAGAAAGTCTCTTAGACACATCTTGCATACTAATATTTGACTCCAAATTGCTTCCCTCCTTTATTCAATCCATTCTTTATTTTTCCAATAAGGTGTTCTTAATATCATTAAATCCATAAATGACATACCTATTAGTTCTAATTGCTTACAAATTAGAGAAACTTCAAACAACAATTCATCCGAATACTCGCTACAATACTGTAATATTGCCTGTTTTTGTTTTTCGGTCAATTCTTCATCTGGAATCGCCATTAAATAATCGATTTCGTTTTCCACTTCGATTTTTTCTCTTTCTCGTTCCTCTTTTTCCTTTAGTACCGAAAGCGCTAATGGCTCTTTTTTTACTTTCACTCCAGTTGCTAGCCCTATTAGGCCCAATAACTCTTGGCCTAATGCAAATGCCAACTCACTATCGTTAAATAATTCGTTATAGGCTATAGCACTTTCTGGCGGTACTGGGTAGCCATTAAAGTGACCATTTGTTGTAGTATGTGCAAAATATACTAATTGGGCCACTTGTTTTTGGCTTAATCCTTTTTTAAAAGCTGCTTTTCTTAATTGTTTGTTTAGTTTTATAGATTTCGTCATTTTTACCTCATTTCGTATAATTTGTTATTTCTATCCGACTGCTATAGGTGTATTCTTTTAACAATAGATAGTTAACACCGCTTCTTCTAATTCTTGATCAATGCGATATTTCTCTATTTCATACCAGCGGTTAATACTGGTGTCGCTCATTCCTTTAATGATTTTCTCTACTTCTGAATCGGAATGAGGTGTTACTTGTTTGATAAATTCAATTTTTTCTTTGGTTGTCATTTTGTATCCTCCTATCGTATTCATTTTAATTGTCGATACATTTCGTATCGAATGATAGCAAAAAAATATCGGGAAAAAGATAATCAAGAGGCTTTCCAAAAAATTCAGCAATGATAACAGCTTTTTTCGTACTTGGCGAACTTGCACCAGATTCTAATTTTCTTATATATACTTCTGATAAATCAAGTTTTTCAGCTAATTCTTTTTGAGTAAGCTTCAATTTTTCTCTTTCCATTTTAAAATTAGTTCGCATTCTATCCCTCCGCTCTATTTGCATTTTAGATACATAATGTATCTTACATGAATATACTACCAGATACATTTCGTATCGTCAATAACTTTTAGATATTTTTCGTATCTTTTTGTTCTAATAGATACACATAGTATCTATTAGGTGTTACAATAAAAAAAAGGTGGCGATAATATGTTAGGAAACAAATTAAAACAACTACGTATATCTAAAAATAAAACTCAACAACAAGTTGCTGATTATTTAGGCATCACACGAGCAGCATATTCTCATTTTGAAAACAATAGAAATGATCCTGACAAAGAAACTTTAGTAAAATTAGCAATATTATTTGATGTCACCACTGATTTCTTACTCGGAAGAAACCACACTCCTGAGTGGGCTAGTAAAGATGAGGTGATTGAATTAGATAAAATATTAAAATCAAATCCAGGAATGACCTATGGATCTGAAATCATGACAGATGAGGATAGAGAACAGATAAATGATTTAATCGCTAGTTATTTTTGGGTAAAAAAACAAAAAGAAGCTCGCAATAAAGATGGGAAGTGATTTCTTTGAAATCAGTAATTTACGATCTTGAAGATATATTTTCTTGGACTGGAAGTTACGATCCATTTGAAATTGCTCACCATCTTGATATTGAATTAGTTTATACTACTAAGCTTCCGATTGGTTATCATGGATTAGCAGTTCCTGAACTTAACACAATATTTATCGCTTCATTTCTAAACGGAAGTAATTATTCTTATTTTGTTTGTGCTCATGAGCTAATACATATAACTGAACATGAGGGGATCAATTCATTTTATAATGCTAATAGGTATAGTAGATCTAAAATGGAATATGAAGCTGATAATGGTGCAATTTTTTTACTTTGTAAATATTATTTATATCATGTAGCATCAGATGAAAGTGTAAATATATGTACTATTGCTAGTTTTTTTGGATTAGAAGAAGAATTTTATTCAGATATTGAAAAGTGTTTGCGCTTTATTATCAATTAAATTACACATGTATTTTTAAGGAGGAATTATGATGAAAAAATTAATTAGTTTAGGATTGGTTTGTGTTTGTGGTATTTCACTGCTAACTGCTTGTTCTGAAAATGATGGTAACAAAAATGAGAGCACAATTAATACATCATCAAAAATTAAAGAAAAAGCTGAATCAACTGAGTTTATATCAAAAGGTGATTATAAAGTCGGCGAAGATATTCCTGAAGGCAACTATTATGTTGTTTTAACAGATCTGGAACATAGTCCTGAAGATACCAACAAATTAACTGAGGTTTATATTAATATTTCAGATAATAACAAAAAACATTTAAAAACAATTTATTTTTCACAACCTGGTCAAAAAGAGCGAATTAAACTTGAAAAAGATAATAACATACAAATTACCGACAATGGCATTGAATTTAAGAATTTTACTTTAAAATTTTTAAATGATTCTGATTTCAAAGAATATATGAAAAATCCAGTATCAAGTACTGAAACTAGCAAACAAAAAACAGTCAACTCTGATGTTTCTAATAGTAGTAGCCAAGATAATAAACAATCTGATGTAGCTGAAAAAAAAGAAGTAAGTACTGAAGCGAAGTCTGATGTAGCTACTAATACTTTACCGAGCGAAGATAAAAATACTAATGACATTACTAAGCTAGCAGATGAGCCAACCTTAGAACAACAAACCGTCTTAGATACTTTAGCTAAGCATCAATTTAATGATATGTATCCTTATAAAGGAAGCAAAATGCATTCAATTATCGGCGTCATCCAACCATGGACGCAAAAAGATGGTAAATGGTATCAAAAAGTAAGTGCTACTATAGTAAATGCATATGGAGCAAAAAGAGAAGCTAATGTGGAAATACACATAACTCCACAAAGTGCAGATAGCGGACTTGTAGAAATTATTGATTATTAATATCTTCTTATTATTTTATTAACAAAGAGAGAAACCTTCGGGTTTTTCTTTTTATCAAAAAACGAACATATATTCGTATTCGTGTTATCGATATACGAATTTTGAACACTTACTTGTAATATATTTTGTAAAATATATTCTAAATTGAATATAATCAAAAAAAATCCGAGAGGTTGGTATTTATGGCAGAACCAAAGAAATTAGCTAATGGAAAATGGCAGTTAAGATTTAAATATAAAGACCCTATTACAAATGAATGGAAAAATAAAATGATTACTAGATCTACTAAGAAGGCTTGTAGAGATGCCGAAACAGAATTCAAATCAAAAATTATGCGTGGTGAAAACACTGAAGCAATTAAACTTTTAGATTTTTATGATATTTGGGTTGATACATTTAAAAAGAATAAAGTATCTGCCGGACGTATGCAAAAAATAGCTTTAACAAGAAAGAATTTAAATGATTTCTTTGGGGACAAACAATTACTAAAAGGCGTCACTAAAGTCAAATATCAGCAATGGATTAACTGGCTTGCAAAACCTGGCAATATCAATGAAAAAGGACTATCAGTTGAGACTGTAAGCAACAGACATAACATTGTAAAATCTATGTTTTTAGAAGCGTTGGATATGCAATACATTCATTCAAATCCAACAAGAAATATAAAGTTAGCTGGACAAGAACCAGAAAAGAAATCAAATAAAACTATATCTATTGATGATTTAACTAAATTTAAAGAAGCTTTATTATCTCGTGAAAATACCACAAGTAAATACTTCATTTTAGTACAACTATATACTGGAGCTCGTTATCAAGAGGTTGCTGCGTTGACTTGGGATAGCATTGATGAAAGTAACGAAGTTATTAAGATAAAAAATGCATATAAGTATGATGCTGGCCAGTATAGAATTGGCCCTACAAAATCAGAAGCAGGTGTTCGAAATATTGATGTTCCTTCTTCTCTTTTCTATTATTTAAAAAAATATGAAATGGAACAAAAGAAAAAAATATTGAGAGGAGATTTACGTAATCCCCAAAATTTTGTTTTTGTTAGTAAAAAAAATTCATGGCCCATCTCAAATTCATCTGTGAATAAATATATAAAAGAAACATGTGAACTAGCAAATATTGAAAGAATTTCATCTCATAGTTTTAGACATGCCCGTTCTGACTTATTAATCCTAGCTGAAGCTGACCCAATATATATCAAAACACAGCTAGGACATAAAGAGATAATACAGTCATATGAATATGCATCAGCTACTGAAGCAAATAGAAAAAAGAACAAAGAAAAATATGAAAACAAATACAAAGATATTTTGTAAATACCCAAAAATTACCCAAAGTATATCTAAATTGTTATCTTGATGTATATATTAAAACATATAGAATTGTTTTTAATCAAACAGCAATATTCTTGAATAATTATCTATGAAGCT